GAGCCACCGGAACTGATCCATCTTCGTGCGGAATGACAGGCGGCCGGCGCGATAGGATGAATAATTCACGTTGGACAGGTCGCCCGTAAGCTGCTCGTAGGTGACGCCGATACCGGATGCAATGCGGCACTGGAGATCCCGCATAAACTCGCGGTATCCGTCGCCCTGTCCTGCTGGCGCACCGAACTTGATGTCCTCGCCGGGGCGCAAGTACCGGATCATTCCCGGTTCCATGCTCTCCTCAAGTTGGCCGTCGCTATTGGTTGCGGTACTTCCGACCGGGTTGATGTCCGGGCCTTCGTTCTGCACGACAATTGCCGAGAAACACGCCTCGATCTTCTTCTTGACGATGGCGGCCTCGAAGTATTCGTCTTGATCCCGAAGCGACATCATCACCGGGGCCAACCACGGCACGCCGCGCACCTGTGTTCTGCGCTTGCGGTAGACATGGAGGACGCCCTCGGCGGGGACGCGGTAGCTCTGCGAGGTGAATCTCCCGAACGAGTCGTTGTCGCCGGGGTGGTCGCCAAAGAGCCAGTAGGCTACGCGCCGCCCGATGGGGTCGAACTCCACGCCCTGAATGACGCGGTTCGCTCCGTTCTTGCCGGTCTTGTTGTGGTCGAGGTAGTCAGGCTCCAAGACCTGAATCTGCATCGGAATCCGCAGGCCGTCATCGCTCTTGCGGGGGCGCATACGGATGAGGCACTCGCCAGACTCAATGACGGTACGGGCCACCAGGTCCTGTAGGCCGTAGAAGTCCTGTTGCCCGTAGGCGTCACACTCATTAATCCAGAGCTTCCACGCCTCGGCCAACCTTGGATTCTTCGGCTGCGCGGTGATGCCGGTTCCAACGCACTGAGCCGCAAGCTCATCGACGGCAGCGGAGGCGTATGCGTTGTTGCGGACAAGATCCCGGCTCCGGTCGCGCAGGGTGACGAGATCGGGGCCGATCTCTGCATCGGCACTCGTCCCCGCCGTAGTCCATCCGCCGGTGCGCCTGTCGCGCCTTGCGCCCTCATACGAGAACAGCACGTTAGCGGCGATGCGGTTACGGATGCGCTTCGCGCCCCACGCGGGGGATGTCCACGCGATAGCTTTATCTAACCAATTTGCTTTCACGTTATCCCTTGTAGGTGACGGCGTAGGTGGTGCGCGTGGTTGTCGTGGTCTCCCCGGCTACCTCTTCGCGCATGGTACGGAGGAGTGTCATCATGTCTGTGAGCGTGTGGTACTGGATCTCGCGCCCATCGGGGAAGCGGACGCGCAGGGCTCCGCCCTTTATCGCCGCCTCAAGGGCTTCGATATCGGATGCCGTCCAAGATGTCGCCATTAAACCCTCTTGCGGAAATAGAACACAGCCCTATCGAGCGGGGCCGGTATGACGGATACAAGCTCCCATCCCTCGTCGCCGAATCGGTTGATGTCGGCGGCATTGGAGAGCATGACGTTCAGGTACTTGTAGCGCACGGGATCTGGCGCGGGCCCCTCAATGGCGGCCACAAATCCCTCGTCGATGTTCTTTGGCTTGCGCCCCCTCATCTTCTCAGCCATCCTCGTTCTCTGCCTCCCAACCATTTCGATTCATGCCGCACGGGACGCGGGGCCGGTGTCGGCTCCGCATCCTTCGGCTTGGGCTTGAGCGCCTCTATCTGCGCCTCATAAGCCTTGAAGTGCTTATCCTGCATCCGATCAAGCCCAAGATCCCATGCGGCGGCGCGGGCATACACCCTGCAATCGAGCGCCTCATTGCGCGCCCGCATCTGCTGCCACTCGGTCTTGGTGCGGCCCGTCTTCCGGTTCCGGTGCGATACGAGTTGCTCAGCGCAAAGCTGCTTGTAATGCTCATCGCCGTAGTTGCCGCCGCTCGGGAAGTGGCAATAGCCGGGAGGATAGCCGTAACCCTGCGCTATCTCATCCTCGGTAGGCGCGCGCTTCTTCAGGTCGGCGTAAAATTCCGCCTTGAAGAACGCCACGTTAATCATGCGGATCTTCAGGCCCGCCTTGATCTTCTTCCCACCAGCCGTAACATCTACCGGCGAGGGCTGGCCGACAGGGAGTAAGCCCTTATCTGATCCCTTGATCGCCACGACCTGGCCGACCGGCTGAGTCCGCACCCACTCGTAGACATCGTTCGTCGTCGTGCCGTCGCCGCTGTCGATGAACATCCGCGAGATCGGAAGTTCCGCACCGCTCTCATGCGTGAACGTAGACGCCCGGTACGCTTCTAGTGCGGCCCTTACTTCTGGATCGCTGATACGTCCCGGTATGATTTGGTAGTCAACCGACCACGATTCCCGGTTACGGCCATAGGCGACCGTCTCAAGTTCCACCCGGTCGCGCTGAACATCGACGCCGACCGTCAGTAGCAATCCGCCGGCTGGCACCGTGCCGGGGTCGTATGGCTCACGACGAGCCGATAGGGTTTCCCACTCCGGGGCCTCGCCCTTTTCAACCCAGTTCTCGGCGAGTGACGTATTGACGAACGTCTGTAGCTCTGACGGGTTGTCTTTCTTCGTCAGAAAGTCGTGGACGATTTGGGCAAAGGTTTTCCACGGGCTATATAGTCCCAAAATCCAGAACCCGGCCACGCCATTGAACGCGCCGCCGCGCCACTCGCCACGCCCTACTGCCGCCTTGCGTCCCGCCTCTGTCCACGGCGCATCACAGGCAACGCAGTGATACCGCGCTGACGCCGCCCGCTCTTCGACCGTGCCGAACTCGCAGAAGCGAACCTGTTTGTAAAACGCCCCCATGAGCGATTGCATATGCCCGCACTTGGGGCAGGGGACGTAATACTCGCGCTTGTCGCTCTGGCTATAGGCGCGGTCGATCTCGCTGCCCTCGTATGTCGGGGAGCAAGTCAGGATCTCTTTCGCTCGATGGCGGAATGTCGCCAGCCGCTTACGGGCCAGCGATATCGGGTTGCCCTCTTGCGTTGAGACGTACTTGTCGACCTCATCGCAGAACAGGAACCGTATCGCCCGACGTGCCAGGTTCGGAGCGGATCCAGCCGACGTGATAGCCAGCATCCCGCCGCGAAACATCTTCTGGTCAATCGTGTTGTCGGCGATGCGAGACTTGCTCTCCGCAAATATCTCACGGAGGACCGGGGTGTCCCGAATCATCGGGGCGATGCGCTCTTTCGAGAACGCCTTCGCGTCTGCATCGCGCGGCTGCAGGACCAGAATCGGGCCGGGGTCCATGTGCGCGAAATAGCCGATGCCGTTAAGGATCGCCTCGGTCTTTATGACCTGAGTGCAAGCCTTGACTACGACCCGCCTAACTCTCGGATCGGAAATGGCATCGAGTACGGCGCGCTGGAACGGATGCGTTTTCCACTGGCCCGGCTCAGAGCTACTCTCGGCTGATAGTTGCCTGTACTGGTCGGCCCACTGAGAGCACGTCAAATCCGGAGGCGGTGCGAATACCCGCATTGCCTCCGCTGCTACGCTGTATGCCGTCATTCATCAAACTTCGTCTCGCTCAATGCCTTGAGAGCCGCCTTGATTTCCGCGTCGATAACCGCCTGACATTCAGCGGGATCGGTCAGTGCCGATACGCGATGGCTCAACTTCGCCGGGAGCAGGAGGAGATGGGAGCGCGTGGTGGAGATGATGGCTTCCATTGCTCCGCGCACCTCGTCGGCTCTGAGCAGATTCTTTTTACGCTCCTCGTTGTCGAGGCGGAGCGCTTCGGTTCTCTCGGCGATGAGTTTCTTTTCGAGGTCGATCTTGTCGATACCGGACAAGTCAACCTGGGGCTCGGGCTTGTTACCGGATGGTTTCCGCGATTTCCGGTTGCGGTACCACTCCGATTCCCGTATGGTTTCGAGGTTGGCGGTTCCGTCGGGATTCAGCTTGAGACTCCCGGTTTTCGCCGCCTTCAGGAGGGCAACGTGACTGACGCCCAAAACCTTTGCAGCCTGACGGATGGACGCCATGGTAACCTCGATTTCAACTCTGTAGCTATAGAAAGTGTGCGGCTGTCCAACCCTCGGGCTGTCAATGCTTTACCAGGACCCCAAAGCCCCCCCCTACCCCACAAGCCACTCCCTGACCCGCTGCATCCGCCCCTTGGGCTCAGCCTTGGGCTCGTCGGGCACCGGCTCATAGTCCGGGCAGTCGTTGTACCTGTTCTTCTCCTCCAGGTCAATCACGCGCTTGCCACCACGCTGCCAGTAGGTGTCCTCGTAGCAGCTAGGATGCGTGCACCAGTGATCGAATAAGCGCCCCGCGTCAACCGACCACTTACACTCAGAGCAAAACACCCTGGGCTTGACCTCTGCCGCCCTACCCCCTCCCAGCTTCTTCCTCGCCATTCCGCCTCCTGTACAAATAGCAAATCACCTCATGCAACTGCTCGCTCACATACACCATCGCCCCGCACCTGGGGCACCGCCAGGGTTTGACGCTATCGGGCTTTGCCATGCCGACCCCGCTTTGACCTGGCTATCTTCTTCCCCTCCCGCCTTGACGCCCTCACCTCCGCCACCACCTGCTCGGCCTTGACCTCGCTCAGCCGTGCATCGCCAAGCTCTCTCCGCTCCCTGCAATGCTCGCAGTTACAGGTGGCCACGTTTGGCCCGCTCAGGTCGGGCCCAAGCTCGTACCACCACGGCGTGCCCACCTCGCCGTCTCGTATAAGCTCGTAGCCTTTGGGGTCTATGTACTTCAGGCCGGTCGGCTTGTCCCTGCCCAGATAGCCGCGCTTGTCCAGCTCGTCCATTGTGCGGGACGTGATGTAGATTATTGCGCCCTCATGGTTTAATACTGGGTGCCCTGCATACACACCTATTCTCACTCATCCCGCCTTTTCGAGCTGCGGCCCGCCGTCGATTACTGGTTGGTTTGCGTTATGCCTAAGGCGTTGTCCCAATAATGACTTGAGTTGACATATCCGTAATTTGCCTCTGTCGGTGCCACCATGTTGTTGTATCCCAGCTCCCGCTCCCGGCTCAGTTTGACTTGGGAGTGATCGTAATTCGCAACATGGCTCGCATAAGTATCTTGGTTGTCGAAGTAGCAACGGCACGTTTCGCAGTAGTGTTTCTGTTTTTCCATATTTGCCCCTAATAGTTACTAGGCGCTCGATGTATCAGCCCGGCAGGCAACACGTTTCTTTACTGTTACTTGGGTTCTTTCCCGGTGATACCCGGTGCTTCCTTGATTTTTTGGAGAATCCTGGTCATCATTCGCGTGACATTCGGACGCGCAATCCCTGTTTCCTCCGCAATCTCCCGCTGCTTGAGTCCCGCCGCCCTACGGCTCAACACATACACTTCGATTGCGGACAGCCCCGCCATTTTGACGGCGTGGATAAACAGGGATTCCGCCGCCGCATAGGTTGTTGATTGCGACGACGATTCGCCGTCTTGAACTGTACGAATTACAGAAAACCGCTCTGGGGATACTTGATCGAGATATAGGATTGGCCGTCGTCCACCCTTCCCACCCCGATTCATCTGGGGGAGCTGGTCCTCGTGGTCGTCAAGCCACTTTTGGTCTTTGGGGGATAGCATGGACACTCCATGTCAGGATGGGCTATGCTGCTATTTCTTCCGGCCTGCGGGTCACCGTTTCCACAATGCTTTTGATGCGGGAGCCGTCCAAGTTGATGATGATCTGCCCACGCAAGTGATCGACGAGGAAACGCTGTATGACCCAGAGGACCGCCTTTTCGTCCGGTGTCAAGGGTTTTTCGGTCATGAGCCTTTATATCACAAAGCCCTTTACGCCCACCCCCAAAAAAATGAAAATAATCGAAAATAATTGTTGACAGGCGTAAACGGGTGTTGCATAATGTTGGCATTGGAGGTTGATATGAACTGGACAGACGGACTCACCTACGAAGAAAAGAAAGCGGCTGGCCTTCTCCCGGAGCAAATGCGGGAGAGATTCACAGGGCAGCTCAAGCGGCTCTCAATGTACAGGAAAACCAAAGAGGGGGAGCAGTTGAAGGGCTCCCTTCGCGCGGCGATCAAGAGGCTTGGGCAAACCAGATAGGCCGAAACGCCCTCCGGGGCGTCCACGGGTAAGGCCCGTGCTGACGAGGCCAGTATGCCGAGAGGAGATGCGACATGACCACCGATTACCGCTCCAAAATCGAGGGCATAATCGACCGTTACGCAGGGCCGGGCGATGATCTATGTAGGTCTATACTCGATGGCGCGCCCGCAATCATCGACTGGAACGAGGCCGTTGGTATCGCCCACTGGCTCCAGGACAATGCTTATGCCGAGTGGGGATATGACCCCCGGCATGCGCGGATTGCCGACGAAATCATCGGTCTGGGGGAATAGCCATGCCCGACAAAACCATTTGGTCGCCGACTAGGCCGAAACGCCCTTCGGGGCGTCCGGGGATAAGGAGGACGGATATGATTACCCCAGACGAGTTAATGGAACGCGCACTAGAGGACATGTCAGCCTATGTGTGCGTTGAGCCCGGTATATTTGCGACTTTGTGCGCGAGCAATGTCGGCCTCGGTGCGTGCGGGATAAAAGAGGGCACAAATCGCTATACTTATTCAGATGCGATTGCCATCATCCGGAAGATAGACAGTCTACTACCT